GCTACCGGAACCCGACTTCGCCACAGGAGTCGAAGAAGCAGGAAGAAGGGTTGTGGTGGGCGAAAGAGGTGCAGCCACATCTCTCCACCAACCGCCTCCAGTTGCACAGGCTTTTGTGGTACATGGGGGACGTGCCCGTCGCTGCGACGGCGCTGAATCCGCTCACGGGTCTCGACTCCATGACCCGCGGTGCGAGCGCGGTATTCGGTCACGGCCAAATGGCAATGGAAACAGTACCAACTCCGCAGAACGTGCTCCCGAAGATCTTGCACACGACTGGCGCCGTGACGGAGCCGATCTACTCGAAGTCGAAGGCCGGACGGCGCGCGGAGTTCCATCACACGCTCGCGTCGCTAGTCATCGAAAAGAGCGGAAGTGCCTTCCACCTTCGACAGCTCATCGCAGACTCCGAGGGTGGGTTCTACGATATCGCGGGCGGCGAGGCTCGGTATTACCACGCCGGGGGTTCTCGCAAAGCCGAGCGAGCACTCGCGCTGGTTACTGGGGACACGCACGTCGACCGCGTCGATCCTACCGTGGTCAAAGCCACGTACGACAAGGGAGGCCTGGTCGGGGTCCTGCGCCCAAAGCAACTGATCTGGCACGACCTACTCGACTTCCAGAGTGACAGCCACTGGAACAATCCTGTCGAGCGCATCGCCTTGGCCTTCGCGGGGAAACACAATGTTCGGGAAGAGGTGAAGCGCGCGCTTGGTTTCGTCGAGTTCTACACGCCGACAGACACGCTCTCGGTGATCGTGCCTTCGAACCACAACGATCACCTCGCACGTTGGGCGCTGGAGAGCGATTGGCGAAGAGTGACCCCGATGAACGCGGCGTTCCTGCTCCAGCTCCAGCTCGCGCTCGTGCGCGGTGCGAAAGCGAAGGCGAGTGGAGTCGAGCAGGTCGACCCCCTCGCTTGGTGGGCCTACCGCAATCTCACGGGGGGGACCCAGATCCGCTTTCTGCGACGCGGAGAGTCTCACCGCGTGGGTGGGGTAGAGGTGGGCTTTCACGGCGACAAGGGTCCAAATGGTTCCCGAGGCAGTCGAAAGAACCTCGACCGCATGGGTACGCGCTCGATCATCGGACACAGCCATAGCCCCGGGATCTACCGCGGGACGCGTCAGGTTGGTACGTCGAGCTACCTCGATCTGAGCTACGGGGTCGGCGGGCCGTCGAGCTGGCTCCAAACCCACGCAGTGATCTGGCCGAATGGAAAGTCACAACTCATCAACGTCATCGACGGGCAGTGTTTCGCGTGAACCCCGAACTCCTGCGCCTTGCAACTGAGCAGATCCAGAACCTGATGCTTTGCGCCATTGCTTTCGGAGCGGTGGTCGTAGGATTGCTGCTCGGGAAATACCTTCACACGTGGTGGACAGCCTTGCCTGACTGCCCTCGCTGCTACTTCGGACGCGTGATCCCGGGCGACGAAGTCTGCATCGCCTGCAAGTTGGAGATGTCGTGAGGCGATGGCGTCGACCGAAGGAAAACAACGTGGGCGAGTTTTACTGCCCTGACTGTCACAGTACTTTCGATCTCGTGCCTGACGGCGACGAAGAGTGCCCGAACTGCGGAAGCACGAGCGCACTGCCCACTTCGGAGATCAACGGAGAGTTAGCCGGATGAAGCTCGGTGACCTCGTGATCGTATCGTGGTACGACGCGTACAGCGTCGACGGCTGGCAGCACGCGGAGGACATTCGCGAGGACAAGACAAAGGCCATCGTGAAGACCGTGGGCTGGCTCGTGGCTTCTGACAAGACCCACACCGTCCTTACGATGCAGCGGCAGCCGGGAACTGATCGTGCAGGCGGCACCATGTGGATCCCCACCCGGTGCGTCGAGAGCATCACCCATCTCGGAAGCAAGCACCATACGGAGGACTTCGACGCGTGAAGAAGCGTCGCCCTGCTAAGGTGTTCACGGTCGAGGGCATTCCCGACGAGGTGCTCACTCGACTCGTAGATGCTACCAACCGAGATTGGCATCTGACCGATGAGGGCTCCTGGTGGTTGCGACTAGCACTGTCGAAACGCAAGTTGGGTCGACCCCCGACTTCACTCTGTCCCCCGCGCTCGAAGCCTTCGACTGGGAGAAGCGCAACTATCTCCCGATTATCCAAGAGCGCGTCTCTCGCCTCCTTGCGCTCCAGAGCCCGGCCCCGGCGAAAGAGCTTCCTGGCGGTCAAACACTCACGCAGGGGCAGCACCTACTCCTCGCGCTGAGGATCCACTACAAGACTCACCCGATCGACTTCATTCAAGATTGGGTGACCACGTTCGATCCTCGGTTGATGGGCCAAGAAGGCAAGACCGCCTTCGTCCCGATGGTGCTTTACCCTCGCCAGCGCGAGTTCATCCAGTGGCTCTATGATCGCTGGCGAGCGGGTGAAGACGGCGTCGTAGAAAAGAGCCGCGAGATGGGGATCTCATGGCTCTGCATGGCGTTCGCAATCTGGATGTGGCTCTTCCACAGTGGCGCGAAAGTCGGCTTCGGCTCCTACAAGGAGGTGAAGGTCGACAAGATCGGTGACCCCGATTCGCTGTTCGAGAAGGGGCGTATTCTCTTCCGCAACTTGCCGACGGAGTTCTTGCCCGCCGGTTACAAGGAAGACACGAACGCTCCGTTCATGAAGTTCCTGAACCCGGAGAACGGTTCGTCGATCACAGGGGAAGCAGGAGATCAGATCGGCCGCGGTGGTCGCGCGTCGATCTACTTCATCGATGAAGCTGCGTTCCTCGAGCACCCCGACCGCGTCGAGAGCGCGCTCAGCCAGACGACGAACGTGAAGATCTGGGTGTCGACGGCGAACGGCATGGGCAACCCGTTCTACCGTAAGGTGACATCGGGCAAGTTCCCTGTGTTCCGCTTCCACTGGCGGCAGGATCCGCGCAAGAATGATGCGTGGTACGCCGAGCAGAAGCGCCGCCTAGAGCCACACATCCTCGCTCAGGAAGTCGATATCGACTACACGGCGTCGATCGAGCGCATCGTCATTCCTAATCGCTGGGTGCGATCTGCGGTCGATCTGAACCGACTCATCGACTGGCCGGTCTTCAAGCACGGCATCGCTGGCGTCGATGTCGGCGGTGGTGGCTCTGGCAAGAGCACGTACATCTGCCGCTTCGGCCCCTTCGTCGACCCTGTGAAGGCATGGAGCGATAGGGACCCATCATACACCGCTCTCAAGGCCATGCAGTACGCACGCGAGGACGCGGTAGACGCACTCAACTACGACCCGCTTGGCGTCGGTGCTGGTACGTCTGGTGTGTTCGAGCGGGAGAAGAAGTGGGAGGTCGAGCAGCGGGACACGAAGCAAGGTGTTGAGACCACCTACGGCTATGTGCTCGTGAATGCGATCAACGTAGGAGAGACAGCGTCCTACGACATCTGGCCCGACAACAAGAGAGCGAATGAGAAGTTCGCGAACATCCGGGCTGAGGTCTGGTGGATCATGCGGGACCGCCTCCAGAAGAGCCACGAGCACTGGCTCTTCCTGCGAGGAGAGGAGGGAGGCGTCAAGCACCCGCTCGACGAGCTACTCGTCATGCCGGATGACCCCATTCTGATTGCGCAGCTGTCGGCCCCGACGTGGGACCGGACCAACAGTGGGAAGATCTTGATCGAGTCCAAGCGGGCGATGGCGGCCCGGGGCGTGCTGAGCCCCGATTACGCTGACGCCTTGGCGCTCACCTTTGCGCCTGCAACACTCAGCGGCGACTTCGTAGCTGCTGACCTCGGAGGCCTCATCTGATGGCTCTCGAACTGGACATCACCGAGACTTCCCCCGACTACGACGTGCGTCTGCCCCAATGGGAGAAGGTTCGGGATTGCCTCGAAGGCGAGGATCAAGTCAAGGATGCCGGGGACACTTACTTGCCGAAGCCCCGCGGCATGAAGAAGATCGATTTCTTGAACTACCTGCAGCGGGCTGAGTTCTACGGTGTCACGAACCGCACGCTCCAAGGCCTCGTCGGCCTCGTGTTCCGCATCGACCCCGTGATCGATCTCCCGGCAAAGCTCGAGCCCATGAAGGACAAGGCGAGCCCGGAGGGGTTCACGATGCCGGAGTTGGTACGTGAGGCTCTGGCCGAAGTGCTCTCACTCGGTCGCTACGGGCTGCTCGTCGACATGCCGCAGGTAGAGGGCGCTCTCCCCTACATCGCAACGTGGAAGGCTGAGGCCATCCTCCGCTGGGAAGAGATGGTCGATCTGGTGACAGGCTTCCGCCGGCTGGTACGAGTCGTTCTTGAGGAGGAGCCGGTCGACTCTCAGACTCTCACGACCACCTATCTTCGCGAGCTCTACATCGACGATGATGGGTCATACAAGCAGCAGCGCTGGGCTGAAGTGCAGGACGAGACCGACGCTCTCGGACGCATCACTAACCGCGCTCGCCCTGGTCAGTTCCAGCGCGTGGGTCCGGCTATCATCCCCCAGCGCTTCAACCAGCCGCTGAAGGAGATCCCGTTCTTCTTCGCGAATGCAGCCGACAAACGGGCCCGCACGACTAAGCCGCCGATGCTCGACATCACGAACGTGAACCTCGCGCACTACCGAAACTCGGCGGACTACGAGACGGCGATCCACATCATCGGCTCGCCGACGCCCTATGCCTTCGGCGTCCGCGCAGAGGATAGGCCGACCACCTTCGGTCCCTTCCAGATCTGGCACTCGGTGTCGAAGGATGTGAAGGCCGGGATGATCGAGTACACCGGCACCGGCGTTGCGACGATCCGCCTCGCGATGGGGGACAAGGAGAACCGCATGGCGGTTCTCGGTGCGCGAATGATCCGCGGGGAAGACCGCGAGAACATGTCGGCGGAGACCACGCGCCTCAACGCCCGCGAAGAGACGAGTGTGCTGCTCTCGGGGGTGAAGACTGTCGAGCAGGTGTTCACCGCCGCGTGCCAGTTCGCGGCCGACTGGGCTGGTGGAAATCCCGAAGACGTAGCCTTCCGACTGAACCGCGACTTCGTCGAAACTCGCCTCACTTCCGAGGAGCTGACGGCACTCGTGAAGAGCTGGCAGGAAGGTGCGATCAGCGACGAGGTCTACCACTTCAATCTGCAGCGCGGCGAGATCATGCCCGCCGAGCGCACTCTCGAAGAGGAGAAGCAATCTCGCGAGAAGGAGCAGGAAGAGAAGGCAGCGAAGTCGGCGGACCAAGCGGCCGAGGCCGCGAAGAAGATGTCCGATGCGGTGCCGCCGAAGCCCGCGGGACCGCCGACGTGAGTTTGCCGGCCGACTTCACGCGCATGTTCCACCTCTTCACACACCCGTGGGAGTGCGGTGTGGAGGTCGCCCGACTTCGCACGTGCCAGGTCACAAGGCTGGAAGGAGACCGTGGCGGGCGAACCATCCACGGGATTGCCGAGGCCTTCCACCCCGAGGCCTATGTAGGCGGTAAAATACCGAGCATCGAAGAGGCGATGGAGATCCTGCACGCCAGCTACTGGATGCCGGCACAGTGCAACTCCTTCTCGTGGCCCTTGAACGCCGTGGTCTTTGACTTCGCTATGAACCACGGGGAGGACGACCCGGCCTATACCCTTCAGGTTCTAACTGGTCACGCAGCCGAAGCTGACGGCGACATCGGCCCGATCACGGCGCGCTGGGTGACAGAGTGGATCTTCCGCGGGGCCTCCCTCGAGTTGATCAAGCAGCGGGAAATGCTGGCCGTGCGTACCCGCTGGAAGAAGGGGCTCCTCGCTCGCTGCGAAGCCCTTCGGAAGCTCGTGCTTTCCCCCTGACTTGCGCGCACACCTCCCGTCGGTGTAGAACTCTGCGCATTCATCGGAGGTTCTCGGCAGGAGCCGAGAGGCAGAAGCCCATTCAACTCCGACACAAACACCAGGAGGTGTGATGAGCAAGCAACACGTCGATCGTCGTCTACCCGGTCTCCCGTACTCCGACGGAACTCCGAAGCTGTTCAACACAGTTCCGGGTGTCCGTGACTCTGGTTGGCGGTTCGCCCCCGACAAGGAAGGCAATCCGACACCCGAGGAGAAGGAGGCTTCGGATCTCGCCGTCCTGCAGAAGTGGGCCGACGAGCAGACGCAAGGACTCCGAACCAACCGCGACACCATCCTCGCTGAGAAGCGAGAAGCAGAGCGGAAGGCGCAGGAGCTGGCGGACACGTGGAAGGGTCTCGACCCGGCCAAGGTCCGCACTATCCTCGCGAAGTTCGATGGCGACGAAGAGATGAAGCTGATCGCAGAAGGCAAGTTCGACGAGGTGATCAACCGCCGCACAGAGCACCTGCGCAAAGGCCTCGAGGCCGAGCGCGATGCTGCGCGAGGGAAGATCGACGAGCTGAGCGGAAAGCTCGGTCAGAAGACCGATCGCATCAAGTCGCTCGTCATCGATTCGCAGGTCCGTGAACTCGGGCTCGC